AACATCTGTATAAGTCCCGACGTGAATCGCCTTTCCCTCTTTAGTCAATCGAACATACCAATTACCGCTTTGATTTCGGTAGACATTTCGATATCCCGAATTAACGTTGTTTACTTGTGCCCCTCTGCGGTTTTGTCCATTTACTGCATAGGAAACAACTCGAAGGTTATCCCGTGTATTGTCTAGCGTATTATGGTTCGCATGGTCAACAACGGTTTTTGGCGGATTGTTAGCGATTATTTGGTGAAGATAAATTGTTACGCCACCAATTTTTGTTCCGACGTAAATCTTTTCGCCCCTCTTACCACCAACGTCCATTGCGTACCAACGCCCCGCAATCGAAGCTACACGGGGAAGGTCTTCGGTTGATATCGTGGTCGTCGTTATTTCCCCTTTGTGTTGAAGAAATATTACGGTCACGTTCCCCCTAACTTCGAATTTGTTTTTCATACAATCGCCCCCGATTCGTAATCTTGTTTACTTTCACGAATATTTGTGGTCGTAAATTGGGCGATTGTGACACATTACGAAATAAAATTACGGGGGCTTTACGCCGACCCGTATTTGTCTTTGTATGAATCGAAAACTTTGTACATTATCGGCAAGGTAACCGATAAAAAGACCACATTCCCGATTGCATGATAAGCGTCGAAGTACAGTCCTGTTACATATGCCATAAAGAATCCTGAAAGTGGAATAAAGAACAACATTGAAAGCGAAGAAATGAAACCATAAATAAATGCCGACACTATTGACCAAGTAAATAACAACCCTTTTCGGTCACGTGGGACGAATCCCGAAACAAATCCGACAAACGTCCAAGCGACCATTTGAAACGGTGTCCATATACCAAACCCCGTCATCAATCCCGAAACGGTCGCAATTACGAAACCAAGTGTTGCTCCCATTGAGCGACCATATACAACCCCCGTCAGAATAATAATTATTGTTGCGGGTTGAACGTTTGGAATTCCTTGAAGTGCTAATCGACCAACAATAGCAAATGCCGTAAGAATACCTATCAATGCGATTTTTCTAGTCTTATTCATTCGAAAGACCCCCTAACTCTTCGATAACCTTCGTGTTATTTACCGCCCCATCAACGAAATCCATTCGGGCAACATAGACGGGTTCTAGTGTTTGCGACACTCCGTCAAGATTTTCGTCTGAAATCGTGAGTTTACCAGTTTCGATATATTCCATATAAACGTTGTCACGACGTTCTTTATCCGAATATCCGTGAACGTGTGGTTGCGTGTGAATTGAATCCGTAAAAATCAATGCGTACTTCATTCCGTTATCCAAAGGTTTCATTTCCATTAGTGAAACACCCCCATATTCCCACGTTCTTCTAATTCTTGAAATCGTGGGTCTACATCATTATTTCGAAGAATTTTCTCGACCATTGATACGGCGGGGTGTCGTTCTTCTACCGTCAAATTGATATGGTCGAAGTATTGTTGTGACGGGTCTTCTGCATACAATCCGTCAAGAAGTTTATACATACCGTTAAATTCGGGATTCCTTAGTTTAGGTGTGTCCGTTTGTGCGAAGTTTCCCAAAAAGACAATTTTTGTTCCAGTTGCGGGGCGTGTTCCTATCGCCGCTATCGTGTGAATATCGAGATTTTGGGCTTCGTCAATCATAGTGTAAGCATGAAGAAGACTTCGACCTCGTAACGTTTGAATTGGGTCAAAGAATATCTTTTGACGACTATCGTTTTTACCGTTACCCAACGAAAAATATTGAACTATATTCTTCGATTTGTCCGACATAGCTTCCAAATTGTCCATAAACGGGGCGATAAACGGATATGTTTTTTCGTCCACGTCGCCCGACAAATAACCTAAATGTTCGCCTAACTGAACTTGTAACCGTGTATAAACTAATTTGTTGAAGTCTTGATTTTCGATTGTTCGTTCCAGTCCCACCGCTTGCGAAATAAGTGTCTTACCTGTTCCTGCCTTACCCGTGAGAAATAAAAAGGGCTTGTCGTTGTATAATGCTTGAATTGCCACCTTTTGTTCGTGATTCCTTCCCACTATTCCGAAACTACTCATTCGAGATTCCCCCTTACGTTTGGTAGTTGATTCACGTCTATTTGTGGGGTTGGTATCGCCTTTTGTGACGTATGTAACCAAAAAAAAACGACAACCCGAAGGTTGCCGCTTGAATTAAATATATCGTGAATAAACCGTCAAAATCCTTATTTCACGGGACATGCTCCGCCTTCGCAATCCGCAAGCCCAACAAGTTCAAGGTCTTTCACTTCGTCCATTAATTGGAACATTTCTTGAACATTACCGAAGATTTTTTCTTTACGTTCGTTGTAAACTTCTTCGGAAATCGGTTCTTTCGGTGCTTGTTGGAATCCGTGACCACTAAACGGAAGAAGTGAAGTAGATTTCGTCACATCACGGTATTGACGGAATAGTGGTGCGACCTTTTCTTCTTCGTCTTTGTGGAACGTAATCGTACATGAAACGGAATTATCCGCCCAATACGTTTGCATAAATGATTGACTTGCGAATTGTTCTTCGATTGAAACTTCTCCCGCCGAAACAAAACCTTCTTCGTCCGCCGACGCCGCTTTGACAAGAAATTCAACAACTTTCGTGTTTGCGGAATAAACATCATCTTCGACCGTATGACCTGCCGCAGCTAACACGGGAACAAGTGGGTCATTTGCTTGAAATCGAATACGTTGAATAATATATCGGTCATAGTGGAAGTGAATACCTTCGGAAACCCCTGCAAGTTTCGAAACTGTTCCACTAGGTTTGATTGTCGTACGTTTAATTGAATAGTTAACGCCTAGTTTGTCGGAATACTCAATATCAGCGTCAACAACGGCTTGATAAAGTTCGTCAACTGTTTTTGACGCTTCTTCATTGAAGATAGGCTTTTGATATACTTCGTCGGTTTCATGGTCGTAAATCGGTTCATAACCGACAACAAGACGTCCGCCGAAGTTCTTCAATACCCAATCTTGAATTCCCGACATTGCAACGCCAATTCGACGGTTCTTTGCGATAATATTTCGGGAAACTTCCCATTCGTAATTTGAGAATGTAACCCGCTTCGTATAACGTGCCGCAAGTCCGAACGCTTCCTTTAAATCCCAACCTTGTTTTTCCGCTACCAATGGAAAGATATCGAATAAATTACATGGTTCGCCGTTTGCAAGACTAATTTCGCCACAAGGATTTGTCCCTTCAACGTCGGGGTCAATATTCGGTTGGTAGCCGTCAACAATTCGTCCAAAGTCACGGGATAATTCCATGTTTACAATTCCAGGTTCTCCGTTCACAATTAAAGAATCCGCAATTTCCCCGTATTCCATGAACGAACGGTCAACAATAACGCTATTATTGGACGCCCAACGGTGCGACATAAGTTTTTCTTGGTCTTGCTTCATAGTGATATATGCGGAATCCGTCGGGCTTCCAAGTGCAATTTCAGCCGAACGACGAACGTTACCCGCAACAACGGTCTTCCCAATAAGATTTGCAATATCCGTCAATTCAACGGAAGACAATCGTCGTCCATTTGCTTCGTTGACAATACTATTTGTTGCATACAATAGTTCAACCAACGGTTTTGCACCCGAAGCAACGCCGCCAAATCCTTTGATTCGTTTACCTTCCTCACGTACGTCCGTCACGTCAATTACAACCCTTTCGACGTCCTCAATCACGCCGAAATGTGAATCAATGACCAATGCTTCGGAAACAACCCAACCTTCGCGTTCGTCGGGCGTTTTGTGAACGATTGTTTTCTTTCCGTCGTTCAACGATTCAACAAAGAAATCTTCACGGTCTTTCGCACCTGCCGAAATAATCTTGTCATAGTCGCCGTTTTCTTTACCGACCACAACAACAAGTTCGATATTCTTCTCGACTTTTGGCATTTTCAGAACGTTTTCTTCAACAACGGAAAAACCAACGCCGCCCCCTTTCATAAGTTGGTCAAATAAGAATGAAAAAGGCATTGAAACCGTAGGTTGATTTTTGTCTTCAAGATAGAAAGGTAGAATATACGACTTTCCGTACGCTTGCGGTCGAATAGAAATGAACCAACAATTGTTCAATGCGTCGCCGTTTCGTTTTTGGAAGTCTGTTCCCGAAATCCAAAGGTTTCTACCGCTTGCCGCTCCCGCTAGTCCGTATAGCAATTTGTATAACTGTTTCGCTTCATGCTCCAATTCGTGGATAACCGTCAAAGGAACGTTCTTTTCCTTCAAGCGTGGGTCAAGGTTTATATTTCCTTCGACAACACGCTTAATCGTTTCGTGCCAATCCTCTGTACGATTTTCTTCTTCAATCCAACGTGCATAAGTTCGTTTATAAGTGACCCAACCTAATTCGCCCCAATGCGGTTCAATTGAGTTGCGTACTTCTTCAATAAAGCTATTCGACAATGTGATAGTTACCATAAAAAGCACCCCTCCCGTTTGTTTCAATCATAATTGTGGTAAACGTTTATAAATTTGTGACATATAGACAAAAAAAAAGGGGACGGGGCTTTCACCCCGCCCGTATTAGACGAATTATTTTGTTGTGATAAATGCGTCAAATCCCGCCTTTTTCACCTTGTCCCTTTGCTTTTCGGCATTCGCTTTTACGCTATATGCTCCGACTTGAACCTTGTATAAGCCGCCAACAAGTTTAACGAATGCGTCGAACCCTTTCGCCTTCACTTTCTTTTCGAGTGCGGTTGCATTTGCCTTTTTCTTAAATGCTCCGACTTGGACACGATAGATAGTTCCGCTAGGTTTTGACGGTTTCGGATTTGGTTTCGGTTGGGATTTCGCTTTTAGACCCATTGCCTTTGCGATTCCCGTTGCGGTTGCAATCGCCAAATCACGTAAGAATTTCTTGTCGCTTAATAGTTTATTTTCCCTTGCGTTATCAATAAACAAAAATTCGATTAAAATTGCGGACATTCTTGTTTCACGTACTACATGGAAGTTTGCCTTCTTCTTTCCTCTATCTTTAATTCCGTGTTTCTTCAAGAACTTCATAATTTCGTTGTGAACCTCATTACGCATTTTGTTTGTTTTTGAAGAATTGGAAAGTGGTGTATGAATAAACGTTTCAAATCCTTCCGCCTTTCCATTAAATGCGTTATTGTGGAATGATACGAAATAGTCAACATTCTTTTGGTTCGCCAAGTTGGAACGATATGATAATGAACGGTAAACATCATTGGTTCTTGTTTCGTGAACCTTCACTTGATATCTTTTTTCGATTTCTTCTTTCGTCATTCTTCCAAGTTCAAGGACGATATTCTTTTCATATTTACCGTGACCAACTGCCCCCGAATCGCTTCCGCCGTGACCATAATCAAACATAACTGATTTCATTATCATCACCCCTTAATTTAAGATTTTATTGATTTCCATTACACCCGTTGCGACTTGCGGTTCTTTCCCTTCTTCAAATACAACGATTGTTGGTACACTCATAACGTTGTATTTTTCCGCAAGTTCGGGTTGTTCTTCGGCGTCAACAACTTCAAGATTAAATTCACCATTTGCCGCACGTCCTGCAAGCATAGGTTGAATCATCTTACAAAATTGACAATTCACCGTTTCGAATTTCAGTACCTTCTTCATACCGCTACCCCCTAAGTTTTTCCTTTTCAATTATCGTAAACCCGACTGCAATTGCGTCGGATTCGTCGTCGCTTTGAAATTCAAAATCGTCGGGAAGATTCAATTCATATCGAATCGCCGATTCAACTTCGGTCTTTGACGCCTTACCGCTTCCCGTAACTACCTTCTTAATTGTAGCGGCGGCATATTCAACAAGGTCATCTTCGGCGAAGAATTCTTCCGTTACCCCGTACGCCTTAAACAACGTTTGTGTCGCTTTTATATGACGTGAGAATCCCGCTTCCCTTGCGACGAATTGCGGTTTATATTTTTCAATTATTTCTTTGAACTTTTCTCGTTGATTTCGAAGCCTTTTTCCGTGTGACTGCTTCGTGTTCGCTTTAATAATGCCCGAATCGACAAGGCGGACGCTTTGACCTTTTACACCAAGCACCGCCCAACCTGTCGAGTTCATAGAAACGTCAAGACCGAGAACGTAAATTTCTTTCATTACTTTTCAGCCGCCTTGCGTTGTCTTGCCGCCTTTCTTTCCGCCGCCCTTTCCGCCTTGATTCTCTTTTGTTCGGCGTCCCAAGCGAACCAATCGAAGCCGCCGTCTTTCTTTAATTGCGTCTTGTATTCACTAAATAGATATACACTTCCGTCTTGAACTGCTTCGGGCTTATCATTGTTTTCAACGTGTTCAACAACTGTTGCGAACTTATCAAGGATTTCTTGTTTTTGCGTTTCAGTTGGTTTGAAGTAGAACGCCCGCATATCGGGTTTTGCGTCCTCCCCTTTCAACCAACCATCTTTGGCAAGAGATTCGTAAACAAAGACAAATTCATCAACCCCAAACAATAGTGAATAGGCGATTGCCTGCATTTTGTGGCTGTCGTGTGCGTCCTTCATTTTATAGTTACCGACCGCACCAATTGTCGTTGATTTTGTCTTAAATTCGAATCCGATTTTGCTTCCGTCCTTATACTGCAAGATTCCGTCCATCATGCCGAATATTTGAAAACGGCGACCGTTGTGTTCAAATTGTTTTACGTCCTTCAAATTGTGTTCCCAAGATGGACGACCGTTCGGCATTCTTGCGACCTTAAATGCAGGATTTTTCAAATGTTCTTCCGCATACAATAAATCTTTTTGAACCGCCGCATGAACCGCCGAACCATTTCGAACCCAACGTCTTTGATACGGAAGGAAAATTTGTTCATCTTTCGGATAGTTCTTCGCTTTGTAATATAGTTCTCGATTTGTCTTCGATACGGAAGACGGTGAAAACGTTACAAGACCTTTTTCGAAGTTCAAAGGTTTTGGATTTCGAATATTTTCAAGTTCTTCTTCAAGAATTTGTTCTTCAATATCACGGTCATAAATTTCGTTCATAGAATGGAATCGTTTGAAATGATTCAACATATCCTTTGCGATTTCTTCGCCCCGTCCTTTATTTCTCATTACCTTTTGATTGAGTTCTTCGCCCCTTGCGATAAATAATGATTTCTTACCACTCATTCAAAACCCCCCTTCGTGTTATGGAAGGCGACAATCAAGCCACCTTGAACCATTTATCTTTTGCGATTTCGTTGCCCCATTCGTGCATGAAAGCAACGTCAACTTTTAATGGAATATCAAGCGAAGCCGAACCAATCATTGCTTGTTCAATTTCTTCCGTCTGCCCCTTCGTAATTGTTTCGGGAACTTCAAGAAGTGCTTCGTCATGAACCGTTCCAAGTATTTTCCAACCTTCGTCCGCATACTTTTCACATACTGCATATAGACGAAGCATTGCGATTTTCATAATATCTGCCGCCGAACCTTGAATAATTGCGTTGACCGCTTGACGTCGTACACGTTCGACTTTTCCCTTTACGTTTTGGAATCGACGTTTCAACGGATATGGAAGAACGTCTTTGAACTCGTCGTCCCAAATATTTGTAGGCAACTTGTTTGTTCCTAATCGGTCAAGAATTTCGGCTTTCAACTCGTCGTAAACAATAGCGTCACGCCTATGATTTGGGAAACGACGTTTTCTACCGTACATGGTTTCGACGTATTCTTGTTCTTTGACAAGTTGGTGTATCGAATCAATCCACGTTTTTACTTTCGGATATGCCGTGTAGAAATCTTCGATAAACTGTTCCGCTTCTTCAACGGATATTTCTAGTTGTTTCGATAGCGTGAACATAGAAGTTCCATACATAACCGCAAGCAATCCCGTTTTCATCATTTTTCGTGGTTCACGACCTTTATCGTCCTTTGCACCGTCAAGACATTGTTCAATCGGTAAATTCAGCGTCTTCGAAGCAAGTGTTGAGTATAGGTCATAACCTTCTTTGTAAGGTTTTCGAAGGTCTTCGTCCCCCGTTATGTGTGCTAGGACACGGGGTTCAATTTGTGAGAAGTCCGAACCGATAATAATGAAGCCTTTTGGTGCGGTAAACAACGTTCTTGCGGATTGCGGCAACTGTTGAAGGTTTGGTTCTTTCGAAGCGAACCGACCTGTTTTCGTTGCATTTTGCATGAACTGTCCGTAAACACGTCCTGTTGACTTCACCATTTCGGGAAGTTTTTCAATAAACGAAGATAATAGTTTCGAAACCTTCCGATAGTCTAATAGAATTTGTACGGCTTCATATTCTTCCGCTAACATCTTCAACGTTGGTTTGTCGGTTGAACGTCTACCTGAAACATCAGGGTATTTCAATTCGTCATAGAACACTTTTTGCAATTGTTGCGGTGAATTAAAGTTGATATCGCCAAAGTTCTTTTTCAGTTCGGAAAGAAGTTGCTGTTCTTCCGATACCAATTCGTTACGGATTCGGTCAATTTTCGATTGTTCGTTCAATAGAAAGCCCGCTTCTTCCATTTCGATACAAACTTCTAACAACGGATTTTCTAGTTCGTAATACAAGTCACGGACACGTTTCAAGTCCTTTCGTCGGAACTGTGATTCAATAAATTTATAGAACTTGACCGTCAAGTCCGTATCTTTCGCCGCATAGACAAGGGCGATATCCAATGGAATTGTGTCGAAGGTTGCTTTTCCGAATAGTTCGTTGAACGTATCGTTTTCGGGTTTGATTCCCATGAATTTTGCGTATTTGTTTGATAAATCTTTCAAGCGATAATTCATTTCGTTTTCATTCAAGACCCACATTGCAATCATTGTATCCATTTGAATTCCTCGAAGGTTTACGCCTTCCATACTCAAAACGTGGGCGTCAAACTTCGCATTGTGAAGAACTTTCTTCTTGTGTTTATTCGTCAAGAACGGCTTCAATCGGTTCAAGACAATTTCGACTGGAAGTTGTTTCCCCTCTGTATGACGAACGGGAATATAAACATGTTCGTCTGCATTCGGAAAGGAAATCGACATTCCAACCATTTCATTTGACCCGTGAACGATATCTAACCCGTCGGTTTCCGTATCAAGTCCGACCAATTCTTCCGATTCCCAAAGGTCAACGACTTTTTGAAGTTCTTCGTCCGTTTGAACCAACCAATAATTGTCGGGCGTTTTTTCGACCATTTCCCGAAGTTTTTCTTCCTTTTGTTGCTCCGCAAGTCGTGCGTACATTCGAAGTGCTTCCGCTTTGGACAATTTCGGCGTTTGCGGATAAATCATTCCCGCCTTCCACGCTTGAAAAGTTTCTTCAAGTCGTCTTTGGTCGGGCTTTGAGTTCTTCGGATTGTTCAAGATTTCTTTCCACTTTTCCGCCATTTCTTCGGGCGTCATTGGCTTTGCTTTACGCTTCTTCTTCGCCGCTTTCTTGACGGCTTTATCCGACTTTTGTTTCCGTTTGGTTTCAGATTCCTTCAAATCGTCCCACCCGAAATCAAATTCTTGTTGTGTCATAGACATAAACCAACCCCCGCTTTCTTTTTTTTTGCCTTCGGGGATATTTGTGGAATAAAAAACCCGTCTTGTGACGGGGACATAAAAATAATTTAATCTTTATTGATTTCGAGTTTTGCGGTAAACAAAATTTGAAACAAAACAAATAAAGCGATTCCTTGTCCGATATCAATTTCGGGTAACGAAAATATATACGGCATAGTTCCGTTCCAAGCGTAAGAAATAATGAATCCAACAAGAATAAATAAAAACACGACAAGTAAAATTAAACCAATCAATTTCATTAATTCTTTCAACTCGTAACCCCCTTTATTCGGGATAGAAGACGACATTTAAGTCGCCTATCCCTTAAAAATCGTCTGTTGGGTCGTCTTCAATAGGTTCGCCTTCGTCTTCATCTTTTTCCTCTTTCACGTCGATATCAAAGACGTCCTTGACTGGAAATCCTGCTTTTTGAAGTTCTTTCGCCTGTTCTTCGGTTGTACGTGCTTGAAGTGCTTCCTCGAACAATGAATCGGGAATTTCTTCACCGTCCCACTTGTCGAATGTCGGTTGAAGTTCTTTCATCTTCTTCGGCATAATCGGATTCAACGTATAAGTCGTATCTTGCTTTTCGCCCGTACGTTTGAACGTAAATGCCATGTCTTCAAGGTCGTCCGCATACTCGTCGATTGTCGCAATTAGTCCGTCGGCTTGGTTCTTTGTTGCGTCAAATACACGAAGCATTCCTTCGGGATTTCCGTCTTCACCTTCTTCCCCTTCTTCAAGGTCAACGAATGCAAAAAGAACACGTTTTTTCGCATACATGGAAGCCCATTCGGAAACTTCTTCGCCTTTCATGTTTTTAACCGTATCAATCAAGCCGCCAACGTGTTCGCCGTCATAGTTCGCCGCTTCACACAATAAGCAACGTTCTCCCGCTACTTTGATACATGGTTGCGTAAAGATTCCGTTTGTAAAGTGTCCATGTGCTTTGTATGCGACATAATCGAATTTCGTCAGTACACGAACCCTTCGTGATTGTCCTGCTTTCAAACGAATGAAAGCCTTCTTTAAATCAAGACCGCCGCCGCTGTTTCCTTCGATTGCCTTTTTGGCTTCGTCACCACGTCCCATAATGAATGACATTCTACCGAACCCCCTATCGTTAAATATTTTGTTGTGGTCGATTGCATATCGACACCTTTATTTGTGGAACAATCTATTGATTTTGTGACGCTTCAATATAAAAAGTCCCGAAGATTATCGGGACTTTCTTTCGTCTATAAATTTCTTGAATGAAGCCTTCGAACGTTGAACTAATTTCCGCATTTTTGCGTTATTGCTATCCGCTTCACCCGTTGCAATTGCAAGGTCGTCACCTTCGTAACCTAGCGACATGTATCGAATTACATTTGAATATCTTTCATTTACTTTCGAAAATTCTTCAATGATTGCTTGTTCGTCATATAGGTCAAGATATTCTTTTTCGGCGGAATCTGTATCGCCAAGAACGATATCCGCCATTGTTTTGTCGTCTTCGGAATCTCCACCGCCGACTTTACGGTCTAACGAATCCCAACGTGCGGAATCGTATGAAATTCCGTCTTTATCCGAAGAATCACCTTTTGATTTGTATTGACGCCATGTGTGCGTTTCTGCAAATCGGAATCGACGAATAACAATATTCTTGAAAGTTGAACCGCCAATTTCATATGCTTCAATTGATTCCCATAGGTATTGCATAAATCGTGATTCGAAGTCTTCTTTCGGAATAAACAATCCGTAATTTTTTGCGTTTTCGAATGCGTTATCTATACATGCGATAGTGTAAATTTTCATGTAGTCAAAAATATCTTCCATAAGCAATTCCTTTTTCAGTTTGTCAGTTTCCTTTGCATAAGTAGCAACCATTTCCTCAACATTCGTCCAAAGTGTATTGTTACTTTTCGCCATCTTGAATTTCCCCTTTCAAATCGTTTGTTCCGAAATGTGGTTCGGAAGTTTACGTTTGTGACACGTAAGGAGAAATTTCTCGAAAAAGTTCTGTCGCTCATATGAACGGTCAAGCATTTTTGTGTAAGCGTTGTCATCGTATTTTTGTAAACATGTAAACAAACTGTCCATGACTAAAAAACGTCATATTTTACCACCACGTTTGATTTGAGCCTAATTTGATTATTAAATTCTAATTGGATTGATATCTTTTAAAGAATGCCCGACTTACTTACTTGAAGAAAATAATGCGAGAAGAACTTTTTGTAGGAAAATCCTCTTACGTATAAACGTATTCTTGTAAACTTGTTTACATTTAATCTAAAATTTTTAGCACTCGATATCTGTGAGTGATAATTACAATTATATTGTACGACGAATTCGTAAACTTGTAAACATGTTTTCGGTATTTTCTTTGTGAAATCTTTTTGAACAAAAAAAAAGACGCCTTACCATTGGAAGACGTCAACATTTCGAGTATTCAATTTTTCTATTACATTTCGGGCGTCATTGATATCGTTATATTCCCAACCGTCCCAAACAACTTCTTTAAGGTCAACTATTCCTGCAAGTGCTTCGACAATGGAACGCTTTGCCTTACGACCGTCTTTGTCATTATCTGTTGCAATGACCGCCGATTCAATTCCCGATTTCAATATAATGTTTCGTTTCGCCTTTGAAAGGTACGAAGTCCCAATTGCAACGGCGGGAATACCTTCCGCCCATAACGTCAAGGCGTCAATTTCCGCTTCAACAATCCAAACATGCTTTGCTTTCTTTCGTACAACCCAATGAATCCCGTACAAATGGTTTCGAATAGGTTGTCCGCCCTTCACGTACCAAAACAATTTATTATGAACGTGTCTATGCTTCCAAGACACGATATTTCCGTTCATATCATGCCAAACAAGAACGACCGACTTTGTTGAAGGGTCGTAACCAACGTCAAACGCCCGTTGAACATTGAACGGAATTCCCCTTCGCTCCAAATACGGGTGTTTATACAAATACGGCTTCAATTCGCTTCTATCGAATACTTTGTCGTTCCTGTCGTCTTGAATCCAGTCCTCTATATTCGGAAGTTCCATGCGTCCAATTTCACCGAATTGTGGGGAATATAACGAAAGAAGATATTCTTCCGCTTCTTCGTAGGATATCCGACGTAAGAACGAAAGTAATTTAACGAAATTTCCCTTTCGCCATTCACCGTCACCGCCCGAATCAATCCAAGTACCGTTTTCGAAGTTTACCGCAAAGGAAGGCGTCTTTTCATCACGGAAAGGCGAACACGCAATCAAACGGTCGCCCTTCCAATTTGCTCGTTGCCATTCGTATTCTTCGATTTCCGCCTTGACGTCAACGGGCAATTCAATTCCACGAACACGAATCAATATTGACCGCCCCTTTCGTATTCGTACAATGCGTCCCGAATCAATCGAATTTCTCGTTCATATTCGTAGGCTTTCGGATAGTCACCACGTCCGTAAGCGTCCTTATAAAGCATTACATATTCAATTTCCAATTCTTCAAGTTCAACATAACCACGACCACGGTATTTATTATTTATAGTCATTTCCGATTCCCCCTTTAAAACAAGTCGGTCAATTGTGGTTCTTCGATAAACCCAAGATTGAAATTACAATGCAACGGAATTGTCTTCCCGACGATAGGTTCACGGGCTTTCCCGACAAGTAATTCGCCCACCCCGTCGTTTTGGTCAAACGTCAATACCATTGCAGGGTCTTGAATTAATGCGATAGATTCCGAATATGCGTCAATCGGTGGGGCTTTTACTATCCTTGCCCCTGTTTCTTCGTCAAACTCTTTGTTTTCCTTCTCCGCATTATTGTTCACTTGATGTGTTATGACCCCAAGAACGTTATGCCTTGCGAATAATTGACGTAATCGACGTGAAGTTGTGGTCATAGCGTTTCGGTCGTTCTGCCGTCCGTGATTCATAAGGTTGAATCCGTCAATGACGACAACTTCCATGTCGGGATTCTGCTCAAGGTCTGCTTCGATAACCTCAAGCGATAGCCCCTTCGGTAAATCTTCCATTGTCTTTATAAGCAATTTCGGTTTTTCTTCGTCCGTCAAATCGTATTGCTCCAAGTATTCGAAATACTCGTCTTCATTTTCCAATTCACCACGTCGAAGTTGGGCGTTGTTGAAATGTGCGTCCAACGTTTCAAATCGGCTTTGCTGTTGCTTTTGTGATAGTTCGGGTGAATAATATAGCACGGATTTTTTCTGCCGCTTCCATGCGTATAGACCAATATCCGAAGAAATCCAAGATTTCCCTCGATTCGTGTATGCCATAATTAAAAGATAGTCACCGATTTCGCATTGTAATTCACCGTATGGAAGGTCAACATATTGTTCTGAACGTTTTTCCTTCGATTCTATATATCGTTCTTTTCGTTCCTGTCCGTTGGTTGCGAAGTCAACACCGACTGAAAAATCGGTTGATGTTTCCTTTTCAATCTTGTCAAATTCTCTTTTTATCCACGAAACAAATTCGTCGCCCTTGCTTCCTACTTCCTTAAATTTATCACGGGCTTTTGTCGCTATTAATTCGAAAGAACGTCGCTTTGCCGCCGTCTGCTTCAATCTCGTTGCTAAACCGTTAAATGGTTCATGCACGGCTTCCATATATTCAAATTCGGGAAATTCCGAAGCAACCGTTTCGACGTCGGGCGTTGAACCGTGATTCTTTCGATATTCAACAATGAAGTCAAATACTTCGCCATTCCGTTCAAAGTCCTTCGCATTGACATTGTATTTTAATACGGAATGGACGTTATTCTCGTCCAACATTTTCGAAATAATTTGTTCTTCAATCACGAAGATGAACCCCCTTCATCTTTTACAAGAATTTCCTTCGGTTGTCTTTTCCTTTGAACGGGATTGCGAACGTCATTCCTTCGATTCTTGAAAGTATTTGTTCCGACATATCTAGTTCGTCAAGTGGTACGTTCGAAGTAAATATCGTCGCCCTTTCATTCGTGTCCCGTTCGTCAATAATTTCATAAACTTCATTTTGAAGTGATTCGGTCAATCCTCGAAGACCGATATCGTCCAACACCAACAAATCCGATTTCATCATTTTTTGCTTTACGGTCTGGTATTTGTCGCCATTCGTTGCTTGCGAATCGTTTGACCCTCGAAACTGTGAATTAAAGACGTTTTGAAACTTTGCCATTTTCATAAAGAATGCAGGTGCTTCGTGAATTGGTTTTTCCCGCTTCAATTCCAAGACGATTCGTTGACGTAAATATTCATGTATAAGTGCCGTTGCCGCTGTCGTCTTCCCTGTGCCCGTTCCTTTCGGGTTCTCTTTCGAAGGTACGCCAAATAAATAAAGTCCAAGACCTTCGTCAACGATTTCGACAATATTTCGACCGTATTTCTGTATGATTGCAAATGCTTTCGGATTTTCCTTTTCGAATGGAAGGTTTTCTATTGAAGATTCTCGATATTTTTTCGGGATAGCGGCGACGGATAGTAGACCACCGTCACCGTTTTCCCCAAACATTCTCGTATTGGGGTATCGCCCCTTTTGATAAAACGCTTCGTATCGTTGCATGAAGTGTGAACCCCCTCGATTCGTTTGTTAAATCATTTACAAGAAGAATACGCCGTCAATTGAAATTTCCTCCCCAGCATAACCGTGGCGACTTCTTACTTCTTCGGGTGAAGGCATTGGTAGTTCGAAAAAGTCATATTGATGTGCGACCAACCCTTGAATGAATTCGTCCTTTGCAATAATTCCGTCCGCTCCAATTTCTTCATTTGGTTTGAAAATCTCGTCCGCTACCTCGTAAGCAAATTTTTCAGTTTCTTGAACAATTGCAACCTTTTCTTCAAACGTTTCCGCTAACTCAAAACGTTCCATTGTTTGAACCTCTTTCATTTTCTCGACCATCTTACTTCCAACAACTACTGATAAAATTAATGAATCCATTTTTAAATTCCCCCTCGAATTTTTTCGTTTTGGTTGTAAGCCTTTTTGCAACTTACACCGTAATTTGTGGTCGGTTTGATTTCAGATGTGACACGTTCAAAAATTATTTTTAAATTTCATTCAACAATCTTTGGAAATGGTCGTCATTCATTTCGTATTTCTTCGAAGCCGCTTCCGCTTTTTCCGATTCTTCTTTACGTTGTTCGGCTACCGCTAATGCTTCGTTTGCTAACCACGTACAAAGTTGACCGATTGAAGGGCGTGGAAATCTAGGGTTAGCCCAACGTTTGTCATATTCGCCAACTGCAACGTCGATAATCGTTTTGATTTGTGAATCCGTAAAGTTCGACAATAGTTTATTTTTAATCATTGATTGGTCACGACCCCAATTCGGTTGATAAGCAACGTTATACTTGTCGAAGTAACTTTGTCGGAAGTAGTCCAGTACGTCCCTAGCATTGCTAAATAGACTATTATCTTCTTCTATTTGGTTCTTCTTAGATATTAGTTCTTCTTCTTGTAACGTCGTGGTTACAACCCCACTTCCCGAATCCGTTACAACCCTATTCGATTTTGTTACAACCCCCTGTCCGAACCAAAACCCTGATTTCGGCGTTAGGATATACTTATTACGACGACCTTTTGACGTATTTTCTTGTGTAACAATTAGGACGGGTTCTTCGTCAATCCGAACTTCCCGAAGTCTTTTGATATAATCGTTGACCGTCTTACGTGAATAACCGACCATTTTAGCGATAACTTCTTGACTAGGATAAGATTCGCCGTTTTCGTTAGCAAAGGACGCAATAGCAGCAAGAACGGAAAAATGCTTTACTCCACCCACCTTTTTAATCAACCCGTTGCGGACATCTTCAACGTTCATTTTTACGAAGTAATTCATTGATAAACCCCCTATAAATATTTGTAAGACGTCACAAATGACGGGGGTTTGACCACATATAATGACGTGAACCAAACCCTCGTTATTCGCTTATCTTCCGAATAGGGAAATCGAACCCCGTTCCCTGTTCGGTTGTCTTCGCATTGTAAACTGTGGGTTACAACCCCCTAAATGTGACACTTGAATAATTTTATTTACAAAAGAACGTTTGTTTGATATTATGGTTATGGAACGTATGTTCTAGTGAAGGCGAAAAAAAAAGACGGACAATCCGATTGATTTTCGGAAAGTCCGTCGATTCAGCCTAATTATTTTTCGTCTTCACGCCATAGTCTTAATAATGCTTCATACGCTTCTTGTTCTTCTTTTGTAAGTGATTGTTCCTTGTTAGTGATAAGTTCGGATAGCATATTCGCTCCGTCAATATTCAGTACAGTAGATAACGCCTTAAACCTACTTATTACATTAGGTTCTACACGGATAGAAAACGGTTTTTTAGCCAACTTTTCATTCAACCCTTTCAATAAATAAAACATTCTTTACATATATTATATTATAACACTTCACATATGTAAACAAGTATACGGATATTTAACCGTGATACTTGTCTTTTTCCCTTTATTTCTTTTCATTTAATTTTTTCGGAAGTTTCGCCACGTCAAATGCTCCGCTTGCCGCTAGACCCATCGCAATTCCGATAAAAACTTGTTCTTGAATTGTACCGTCAACGTAAACGATACCCGCAATGACACCTAAAACAAGCGAAACAATAGGCATATACCTTGATGAAATAAACGATTTGAATACTTGACCAAGCCCGACAATAACCGCAACAATAACCGCTAAATCAAACATAATCATTCCCCCCTATAACGAATTATTCCGTGGATTCATTTGACGTTTCAAGTGCTTCAACACGTGCGACTAAATCATTCCATTGTGCTTCGGTAGGAAATCCGTCTTGTCCGTCACTTCCGTCCTGCCCGTTTTTTCCGTCTGCTCCCTTGATATTCATAAGCAACGACCAAGTTCCGTTTTTATTTTGGAATAAATCGCCGCTTTCCGTATTCAAGTAAACATCATTGGGCATACCATCTTCCGAAGTAGGGTCGATAGTTCCGTGTAAAAATCGCATTCCGCTTCCACCTCCGAAATCTGATTCGCTTCCTACAACATAGACCCGAGTTGTCGGTTTGCCGTCTTTACCTATGAATAAACTCGACATATCTTCAACCCTCCTTGTTCTGTCGATTTCTGTTTTCTTTTCGAAGTTTTAATTCCTCTTTGATATCGTCAACATCAATCGACAACTTTTCAACGCCCGTTGCAAGGCGTTCATATTGTTTCGTAATTTCCAATATAAAAGCCGTCAACTTGTTTTCTCGTTCACGGCTTTCTTCTCTCAACTCGTTATAATCATTACGAAGACGTTCCTCACGGCGTTTTGATTCCTTCAACGTATAAACGAATAGGGAAACATACAAGACCGCCCAAAGACCTTGTCTTGTCGCTTCTGCAAGTAAAACGTCACCCCCAAATAAATCGACCATATCAATTCCCCCTAAACTATTCTTTCGGTACAACGTCGGGAACTAATTCGAACAAGTGTGGGTCTTCTTGACCCATTGTCCAAAGACCGATTCCCTTCGCACCGTATTCACTTACGGCAATGTTCATAACGTCAAGGAACGACCATGCGTCCCCTGTCCATATAATCGACATTCCTTCTTTGTCGCCGATAAGAAGTTCGCCGAACCACACGCCAGCGTCACGAAGTTTGATTTTGACGTCCTTTTCTCCCGACCATGATTTCGAATCTAATACGGTTATTTCATAGTCAAGTGAAACTTCCGTTGCGTCTTCTTCGAAAGGGTATTGCTCCTTGTCACGGGTTTCGACTTCGTTCAATCCCGAATAAATAAGATATCCGAATTCGTCATACTTATATCCCGTACGATTAATTCGCCCGTATTCCTTTCGAGTTCCGTCGATTTCAACTTCGAACTTTTCCAACGTTTCCCAACGGTCAGTTGTTCCAATTCCTAAATGCGTACAATACATTTCACAATCATTCGCATAGATTCCAACCGCACCGCTTGTTCGTTCGAGCGTAACTTCACCAGTCGCGGCGTTTACTGAACCGTCATGTTCAACGGGGTTTCCAGTACCCTCACGAAACACTTGAACGCCGCCGACATAGAAAAGACCGACACCTTTATGGGAAATAACCCGATATACTGCATTAGTGCCGTAACTAACGTTTCCTAACGCTTGTGAAGCAACAACTCGTGATTCGCCCGTGTCTTTATTTTCGTAGACAAGTTCGACCATACCTTTTTTGAAGTTACTTCGGAAGATATAACCATCTGCAACCGTTCCTTGTTTTTGTGCATGGAAGCGAATTCCTGCATTCGTTCCCGAAACAACATTGATTGTCGCTTCAATACTTAAATTAGCCGACCATTGTTTCGACAAGACTAATTGACCCGAACGTGTTCCAATTTCTTTTTCCGTTTCGTTTGAATCAAAATGCAAACGATAGTTTCGTTGTTTCCAAGTACCTTGCGAATAGCCCACGGCAATTGGGTCTGAATAGCAAACGTCATTCCCTGCCGAGTTCTTTCCGATATTTTTTCCTGCCCCTTCAATTCGGTAATTTGAATTCATAGTTCGGTAGTATGAAGACCCCGAAATTAACGTTTCTTCACCGTACGTTCTAAACTCGTCGTCCCATAAAATTGCAGGACGTGCGTCACGACGAAGCATTTTCGCCGCTATTGCAAATCTTTCTGGAAGAGGTGCTTCATTACCTTCCTTATCAATAAACGGCGTTATATTTGTTGTAAGCGATAATTCTCCGCCCGAATAGTTTTGGTCGAAATCGTCGCAAACTACAAATCCGTAAATTGGTGTATTTGAGGCGGAATTTCCCCCACGAACAATAATTTTATTTTTACCGCTACTAAATGAAAAACGACCACAATCTACCCAATGAGAACCCGACAAAATAAACGGATACCATTCAGGCATTTTATCGCCGCCAACACTAAACGATTGACCGTTGATTGTTCCGCCGATTTCGGCTTGCGTGTACCATGAGAAGTTTGTAAGTGCAACTACACGATAATTCCCCGAAGAAGGAACGTTGACCGTATATTCTATACTTCCTTCGGGTTCATCTTCAAGAATACAAACAAGCGAACCGTCAGCATTAGTTGCGGGAAAGTAAAGACGATTAAGTGTAAAATATCCAACAAACACTTCGTCCCTACCGTCAACGGTTTTAACTAAATGTCGGAAGTTTACGTCGTCGGGATTCATGTTTTTGTCATGTTTCCTCAAATCGGGATAATGTGGTGGATAGTCCGTTTCGAGTCCTTCTTTTTCGGGAACACTTGCAAATGCTTTTCCACTAACTTTCGAAGGTACATTTGCAATATCATGAACATTCGTCCAAATAGGGTGTTGGTCTTTAAAGTATGAAGTCGCATAATCAAGACCGTTATACGTCCCTACTGTTGCCGTTTTTGAACCCCCGTCCTTTTCTTTTACGTCAACATACTTCGGTTCGAAACGGTCGTAAACATGCGGGTACATGACTTCGTTCTTTGATTCGGGGTCTTGAATAGCCGCTTGAAATAAATAAGGTTGGTCGTGGTAGACGTAGACCGTACCACCGTTTTCGGTTTCCGTGTGATAGTGACGATATAGACCATTCTGCCAACCTAATAGATTTCGGAATGTGACGATTGTTCCCCTTTTAACGGCGTCTTGGTCGTGCATTCCCCAACGGTTGCCGTACCCTGCCGCTCCGAAAAACAGATTATCAATCGTCAATTTTGCGTTCGGGTTATGTCGTGGGTCGAAACATTCACGACACCATTCCGCAACATTTCGAAACCACCAAATAGGCGTTGAAGCCCCCGCCGAAGAACCCGACCATGCGAAGTCATACGTCATTAATTGGATTTCATCAATCGTTGCTTTTCCGTCCCTTGCCGTAGATTCCGCAAACATTTTGTAATTGTGGAAACGGTAGTAATAGGGCGTTTGATTTCCCCACATAGCATAAGCGTTGACCCTCATTTTCATTTTGCGGGGAATAAGAACTTCGTTTTTGATTCGTTCAAGGAATCTAATATATTTCAAGTCGTGACCTTGCGAAGTATAGTCGGAAGTCATTGACGCTTCAACGTCCATTTCAACACCAGTTACATTCAAAGGCGTTCCCGAATTACGGCTTCCTTCGTAGATATCAAGAATCTTATTCAATTCGTAAATAAATTGGTCTTGCGGAAGGCGTCCTTCGGAATTCACGACGTTATTATCAAGAACGGGCTTCACTTTCGTCCAACCGAATAAAACCATTTGGAAGTACCAATCAATTGTTGGGTATTGAATCATATGGTTTTCCATAATGATTGGAAATCGAATTCCCGTATGGTTGCCGTTTGCGTCGAAGTAATTTCGTTCACTTCGGAAGTCATATATTTTACCTTCCGCCGTCACGCCGAATTCATGAAGCCCGATTGAATAGATTTTATTCCAGTATTTTTCAAGGTCATCTTCGTATGCTTCCGTACCTGCATTCAACGACCAAGTTAGAATACGTCGATTATCCTTCGCCATGTTCATTCCCCCTTCATTAGATTCTTGAACGACCGTACGTCCATTGGTAAAATGAAGCCGTTCCATGATAGCCGATTCCCGTATCTTCAAGATATTTGAAACTCTTTTTCTTTCGATTCCAATTGTAGTTAGAATCTTGTTCGTAAGTCACGATTTCACGTTCTACTTGTTTATAAAATTCAATTCGAATTGGTGACGTTCCTTTTGGTGCAAGCATGAATTTCTTTCGGTCAATTGGAAAATCCGTTCCGTTTATATCAATAGCACGTTCCCCGACAATCTTGACATCTTTTCCATTAACCGTCGCAATTCGAGGGGTTGCATGAACTTTGATTTCGCTTCCTGCTTTCGCCCCGTCAACCCAAAATTCACGGGTATATCGTGTGTGCAACGGGTGATTCTCCAATAATGGAACAATAATATTTTCCCAATTTGAAATTTCACGCTCCTTACGTTCTTCGTCCCCCATATAATAGTCGGAAGTTACTTGTTCATATTTCTGCTTTATTTCTTGATAGATTCCGCCTTCTTGTTTATACCATTGTTCACTTTCGGGTATAACCGCCCCCGCATTTGTGGAAATACGAAGAAGGTCGAAATCCTCTTTCGGATATATTGTCAAATCAATTCCAGTTGGAAGAAGTGGAACGTCCCAATCTTCGGGAAGATAGTTCGGAACGACAAACGTTTCATGTCCCCGCCCAACGATATTGAACCAACGTCTTTCCACGTCTTCAATAATTCGGGGCGGTTGTCCGTTAAAACGGTTAGGACTTGCGACGTAAGTGTTCTCGTCATGCGTCCATGATAGCCGTTTAAGCATTTCACGTGTGTTCGGAATCCAACCCGACAATTGGTTGCCCGCTTGGAATTGAATATCCGTAAAGTAAATTGGAACACGGTTGACCCCGCTTGTAGATGAAACGGCGTCCTTTGCTTCGACTTGGAACTCGACTTTTTCAACTTTCTTATTCGGGTCGGCGTCGAAAGTTCCATGAAGTCGAATCCAATCTTCAAGATTTGGAAACGTCATGCGTTATCAAACGACCAACGAATTTCCGATACATGACCGACCCAAGAAGTCGCAACCGTTCCACCTTGCAACATAATATCCGTAAAATATACGGCGGGTTTCGGTGAATATTCGGAAGCGTCGGGGGATTCCCCGCAATCGTTCGCTTCAATTACTACTTGCATATACGAAACCTTTTTCGAATGGTCTAATCTGAACGTTTCTGCAATCGTTCGAAACGAACTTTGTGAAACTGCCATACTATCAACCCCCTTGATTTGTAATGTCGGGAACTGCAAGATAATGAACTTCGGGTTGCGTTTCTCCTTCGTAATATACTAGGACTTTAATTCCGACAAAGGCGTCGTCAGAACTTCCCCTAGTGATATCCCCTTCCGTTGCAACTGCCGCCGATACCGTATAAGTCGAACGGTGTGAAACCCCTTCAACGGTTTGCGTCATTTGTGCGTCAACATTATAGTTAGGCTCTACTTTGAACGACCATGAACCCGAAAATCCAACGTTTGCAAGTTCGAATTGAGTTCCGTTCGGGGTATGAACCCACGAATTGAATCCGTCGTCAGCACGGGAATTCAACAAGTTATTGAATACCGTCATTTGTTGAACGTCTGTCGGTGAAAGTGGGTCGGATTCGATAAGGTTTTCAATCCTATCGTCAATTGCACGGGATTGAATATCTGCAAGCGTTTTTTGTGGTTGTGCAAGTTCGACGACTGTATTTTCGGGTTTCCGAACGTCTTGTTTTCTCCGCATGATTCGATTGACGATTTCTTCGCCGAATAGGTCGTTATCAATTGCCGTGACTGTATCACCTAAATCAAACGATTCATGTTCGTGACCCGTCAACGTTGAAAGGTCGTGAACCGTTGTAGTATAAGCGACATTCGGCTTCGACATTTCATCAAGCAATCTTTGTCCGTCTTCTTTAAGGTTTTCGGGTACGGTATATCGTTCGTCTTTCCACTTATACGGAATGATTTTTCGACGTAATTTCAACTTATCGACCCATTTACGGTTTTCAAGATATGGTTTCCCGTTGTTGACCGTAGTTATATCAAGTTCACCTTTACCAGTTGGATAGATTCTTGTTACAAGGTCATAAGTGTCGATAACTCGTTCAATATTCTTCAAGTTCTTTTCATAGATAAATCGAACGCCCGAATCTGTTCCGATTTTTTCCAACAAATGAATAACTTTGTTTTTCGTGTCGAATAGGATTTCGCCGCCCCATATATCCGCTACATCACGAACCAAAGAAAGAACGTCTTTCCATTCGGAACGAAGCGTTCTTCTCTTTTCGATATCCACCCGACCAATTGTCCAATCGAATTCGGGGTCGTCTTCTTCACGGAATAAATTATCAATAATCGCTTGAAGGGCAAATCTTGCCGATACTCCAACAACCTCAATGCCGTCAACATACCAGTCACGAAGTTCCGTCCAACGGGCTTCACAAATAAAATCGGAATATAAGTTTCCGCTTTCGTCCCGACGGTCAAGAACCTCTTTCACGACGTAATATCTTTCGGCGATATTCGCAATCAATTCAACGGGTTCGTCACCAAGTTCCTTCCGCTTCTTGTCTTGAATAGGAAGTTTGAACGTCAATTTGTCTTCGCCGTTTACTTCTTCTTCAATAATTAAATCGTAAGCATTGTTGACGACACCTAACGAATCAAGACCGTCTTCCAAATCACGGTACAAATAAAGCGGGTCGTCTGATTTGACTTTTGTATTTGGTAAATCGGGAACGGGAATTTCAATATCGCCTTCCATGATTCGTAATTCGTCAAGTTGCGGCGTCAAATAACCGTCCGACGTTTCGAAGTCAACACGAACTTGTAAATAACGTTGGTTTGTCGATTGAATCAATCCGTCAACGTTTACTTGTCGCCATTCTTCCCACGATTCACCGTCCGCACTTGAACGGGTGAAATACGTCAATTTTGTCGTGGAACTAGGAAGTTGACTATCTGCTTCGATATATCCGAAATCAACAAATTGACCTTGACCGCCTAAATCAATCGTTGGTGAATACCAAGATATAAGTGTATTTGTCGGATATAAACCGTTAAGACCTTTCGCTAGTACAATCGAGCCGTCAACGCTTTGAGTATCAATCATTTCACCGAATGCAATCTTTCGGCGATATTCTTCCGCTTGTTCAAACGTCCAAGAATCTTCGTTGATTGCGAAAATAACTTCGTCTATAGTCGTTCCCGACAAAGGATAATTGCCGCCGTATTCGTCCATGTTTCCGACAAGGAATGAACGTTCAAATGCACTATATTTAAAGGCGACGTATTCTCGAATCCATTGTTCGCCGTTGACCCTTGCCGTGACCCAACTACCGTCGTAAATAATCGCTACATGATACCATTGATTCGCTTGAAATGTATTGTCGGAATATACGCCAAGACTTCCGCCATCACCGTACATTCGTAAATTTAATTGTCCGTCAAGGGAAGCAACGTGCAATCCGTATAGTCCCGCAGATTCCCAACCGTCACCCCTATTTGTTGCAAGAATTGACCAACCTGATAAATCGGACGGGGTAAATCTTACCCAAAACGAAAGAGTAAATTTATCTAATTTCGGGAACTTCCAGTTGTGCCAAATTAAATGTTCGCCGTTAAATTCGTTTCCGATTCCGTAAACACCTTCGACGGGCGTTGGATTTCCACGAATCCAGTCAAAATACTTTCCCGAACCCGTTGACGGTCTTGTCGGTTCATATGCCGTGTCGTTCGGCAAGTTTTCACCGTCGAAATATAAATAAGGATTCGTCGGAATGATATTCGATAGATTCGATTCAAAATCCGAACGATTCGTAAATACCGCTTTACGCCTTGCCATTTCCGCACCCCCTAAACTTTCTATATAAACGAAAAAAAAAGACGGCAACCCGAAGGAAGCCGTCGTTCTATATCCTTCGTCTAACAATTAAGCCAACGAAGGTTTTTACAATATTAAGTTACAACCATGTGTCACGATACAAAATTGAAACCGAAGAAACGCCACCCGAATTTGTAATAAGGTTTTCGCCTTCGGGTAGCGTTAAAAAATCACCTTTGACGAAGTTATATCCCGCTTTACCGTCAACCGTGATTGTCATTTCCTTACAATCAATTTCGTAAGTTCCCGCAGGGGAATCTTCCGTGAACGTAATTGTTTCGACAATACCGTCGGGGCGTGTGTTTTTAATTGAACCCGAACCGCCGCCATGTGTGACGGTCAATTTCGGTTTCGCTTCGTGTGCCCCGTTGTGGGTTGTTCGTAAGTCATTCGAGAAAGTTCCTCGTCGTTCATTTACGGAATAAGTGAAAGGGTCGGGACAAGTAAATTGAATCGTAAATGTCCCCATTGCCCCCAATTGGTCAAGCGGAAGTTGATTCGCAAGTCTAGCAAAATATTGGACGTCGGGTTCGTCGTCAAATATAAGCGGTTTGACACCTTTTCGTGGATTCAATATTCCTGCAAGACGACGGGCTTTCGCTTTTAAATCGTCTTTAGATTCCGCAAGAATGGTACATTCAATTTCGATAGGTTTCGCACCGTACGAAATCCCATAGTCCCATGCTCCGTCGTGACCGCTTATTTCTTGAAGGCGGTTTTCAATAGGCGGTGTCAATGGAATATCTTTTTTGTTTACAATAATGGAAAAGGCGTCCGAATGAACGCCCCCGAAAGTAAAACCAGTTGCCAATATTATCGACCCCCTTTTGCACGGTCATGACTTCGTTGCAAGTTGAACAATTCACGGGAAACATTTCGAACATCTTGTTCGTCCCGTACGTTCATGCTTTCGACTTGAACAAGCGGTGCATTGTAGTTCGTACCGCCATTTCCACCGTTACCGAATTCAAACGCTTCTTCCACGCCAACAAATCCAACTTGAAGGTTTCCGATTTGTGGTGGTGCGATTTGAACGTTAGAAATCCCTTCAAACGCTCCTTTGACCGCATTTGCTCCCGAAAGAATCTTATCGGAAACATTACCCATAGCCTTGACGGGTGCTTTCTGCATTGCGTCAATACCGACTTCCATTCCACGCATTAATTCCGCACCGATTTCATCACGGAATAATCGTGAAGGTGACTTGATTCCGAAGAATCCTTTGATTCCGCCAACAATTCCGTCCATGAATCCGCTAATTTTCGACTTTATCCAACCGCCAACCGAG